CAGAACCAGATGGTGATTTACCATTCTAATTTATAAAAGGTTGGACACTAACATACACAAAGTGTCCAACCTTTGCTATTTTTAATACAAACAATTTAAATATATAGACATTTATGGCGATAAAGAAAAAAGAATTTTCGTTAGATGCAATCAAAGACAAATATTCAACAAAAACAAAATATAAAGAAACCGAGTTTTATGAAGTCGGTGAAGCTTTCCATAATAGTTGCGGTTTACCTGGTCCTGCTTTGGGCAACATCAATATGTTCTTGGGGCACTCAAATTCTTCCAAAACGACGGCTCTTGTCAAAGCCGCTGTGTCTGCTCAGCAGAAGGGGCATTTGCCTGTTTTCGTTATCACCGAGAAAAAATGGAGTTGGAACCACGCAGTAGAGCTTGGACTTGAAGCCAAAATGGTTGACGGAGAATGGGATGGTCAATTTATATTTAATGATAACTTTGATTACATTGAACAAGTTACAGATTATATCAACGAATTATTAGACGAACAAGAAAAAGGTAATATTCCTTATTCTCTTTGTTTCCTTTGGGATTCGGTTGGTTCAGTTCCTTGTAAGATGACCTTTGATGGTAAAGGTGGTAAGCAACATAACGCATCTGTATTGGCGGATAAAATTGGTATGGGTATTCAAGCTCGTATTACCAAATCTCGTAAGGAAGATTACCCATATATAAACACAATGGTAGTTGTTAATCAGCCTTGGGTTGAGTTACCTGATAATCCATTTGGACAACCAACAATTAAGGCGAAAGGTGGTGAAGCTCTTTGGCTAGCATCGGCTCTTGTATTCTTGTTTGGTAATCAGAAAAATGCTGGTATTAATCACATTACAGCAACTAAAAATGGTAGAACGGTATCTTACGCTATCAGAACCAAAATATCTGTCCTAAAGAACCATATTAACGGTTTGGGATATAAAGATGGTAAGATTATTGCGACACCACAAGGATATATTGCTGACGATAAAGACGCTCTTGAAAAATACAAAAAAGAGTATTCACAGTATTGGAACGCAATTCTTTCAGGGACAGGAGAAATTACTCTTGATGAAACAGAAGAAACTTTTGCAAACGAAAACGAACAATTTTAATTTTAGTTCGTGAAAAAAACACTACTTGTTGACGGAAATAATCTGATGAAGATTGGTTTTCACGGTGTGAAAGATTACTTCCACAATGGTGAACACATTGGAGCGTTGTATCATTTTATGAACACTATCCGTAAATTCATTGATGAACAAAACTTTGACAAGGTTGTAGTATTTTGGGATGGTGAAGATTCTACGAGTTTACGTGGAATTCTTTACCCCAAATACAAACAAAATCGTAAGTTAACAATGGAGGACGCAATTTTTATGTCCTACCTAAAACAAAAAAATCGTATCAAACAATATCTTGAGGAAGTTTATATCAGACAACTTGAGATTAGCGGAAGAGAGGCAGATGACCTAATTGCCCACTATTGTCATGTTTCCGAGAATGAAGATAAATTAATTTTTTCATCAGATAGGGATTTAACCCAACTTATTTCCGAAAAGGTGTCAGTATACTCACCTTCCCTTAAATCTACGTTTAAACACGGGGATAAGATTAAATTTGACGACTTTGAGTTTCCACATTATAATGTTAAAACATTAAAAATAATGACTGGTGATAAGTCGGACAATATTGAAGGGATTTATCTTTTGGGTGAAAAAACATTAGTTAAATTTTTTCCTGAGATACTTGAAAAAGAAGTTTCTTATACCGATATTTTGACAAAGGCTGAAGATTTATTAAAGGAAAATAAAGATAACCAAACTTTAAAAAATCTTCTAACAGGAAAAACAAAATCAGGAATATACGAAAACGAATTCTTTCAAGTAAATGAACAGATAGTAGATTTATCAAACCCACTCCTTACAGACGAGGACAAAAAAGAAATTACAGAAATTGTTAACGAAACATTAGAACAAGACGGTAGAAGTTACCGAAATGTTATTAAGTATATGGTTGAAGATGGATTATTTAAGTATCTACCAAAGGGAGATGATGCTTGGACATACTTCCTCAAACCATTCATGAAACTTACAAGAAAAGAAAAAAACAAACCAAAAAATAGATAAAAAATGAATCAAAATGAAATGACAAAAATGGAGTTTTTGTTGACTCTAAATGAAAACATCGTTGTTCAACGTTTTTACAATGTTCGTGGGTATAACCCAAAGGCAAAAAACTCAATGGATGTTTACGACCAAGTTTATGACTTTACTGAAAGACTTCAAAGGTATTTGAAGATGAGGTCAGTAGATTATTTGCTTGAGAATGAATACCAAATTTCGGAAGACCCACAAGTATTGGAAACTTCTTTTACTGATGGACCCGAAAAATTTAATATCTTTGTAAAAATTGACGGAGATACGGTTCATCATAGACAATTTGATGCTAAGATTTACCCACCAAAAGTTAGATACACTGTTGATGTTAGATTCCTATTGAAGGATTTATTGAGAGACTTAACAGAAATTTTTTCATCTAAAAATTTAACTTTGGATTATATGGGTGTTCGCTTGGCTCGTTAATATTTATCAAAAAACCAACAGACATCTATGAGTACAGACAAGAATTTTGATTATTTAGGACAAACATTTCAGTTACAATTACTGAATCAAATCATAACGGATAAGGACTTTGCACATTCAATTGTTGAAGTTCTTGAGGTGGGATATTTTGAAAATAAGTATTATAAAATCATCCTACAGATGATTAAAGAATACTATTCAAAATACGAGGCAAGTCCTAATTTTGAAACTCTGTCTCAAATTACAAAAAGTGAAATTTCACAAGAAATTGCAAGAAAAATCGTATTAGACACAATAGGTGAAATAAAAATTGCACCTGATGAAGGAAAAATTTTTGTTCAAGAAAAGGCATTAAAATTCTGTAAACAACAAGAGTTACAGAAAGTAATGGGTAAGGCTCAAAAAATAATTGACTCAGGTGAATTTGAAAACTATGACCAACTTGAAGAGATGGTGAGAGAAGCTCTTCAAGTTGGTAACATAGATAAAGGAACTGGTGAAGTGTTTGAAGACTTAGAAAATGTACTTGCTGAGGATTACAGACATCCAATACCTATGGGTATACCTGGTATTGATAACTTACTTAAAGGTGGGTTAGCGAAAGGGGAAATCGGTGTGATACTTGCACCAACAGGTGTGGGTAAATCAACCCTAACTACTAAAATTGCAAATCACGCTTTTAATCTTGGGTTTAATGTTTTACAAGTATTTTTTGAGGACAACAAAAAAGTTATTCAAAGAAAACATTTTACATGTTGGACAGGTATTGCTCCTGATGATTTGAGTAATCACAAAGACGTTGTGTTTAAAAAGATTGAGGAGATTAAGGAAACTATGCCAAATAAGTTAATCCTTAAAAAATTACCATCGGACACTATGACTATGAATCAGATTAAAAATCAAATTCGTAAAATGATAGCAGATGGAACAAAGATTGATATGATTATTTTGGATTATATTGACTGTGTAACCCCTGAAAAAGCATTGGAAGATGAGTGGAAATCTGAGGGTTCAGTTATGAGAGCATTTGAAGCAATGTGTCACGAATTGGATATTGTGGGATGGACTGCAACACAAGGTAATAGAAGTTCTATTTCATCTGATGTTGTGACTACGGACCAAATGGGAGGTTCAATTAAGAAAGCTCAGGTAGGTCACGTTATCATTACGGTAGCAAAATCATTACAACAAAAAGAATTAAATCTTGCAACTATTGCGATTACAAAATCTCGTATTGGTAAAGACGGTGTAGTATTTGAAAATTGCAAGTTCAACAACGAAATGTTAGAAATTGACACTGAAAGTTCTGTTACTTTCTTAGGATTAGAAGAGAACAAAGAACAACAAAAAAGAGACAGAATTAAAGAAGTTTTAGAGAAAAGAAAACAACAACAGGTATAATTATTAAAACAGATTAAATAATATTTTATGGAAAAAATTTTAAAAGAAAACCCAAACAGATTTGTAATATTCCCAATCCAATATAATGATATATGGGAATATTATAAAATGCACCAAGCGGCATTTTGGACAGCTGAAGAGATTGATTTAAGTGGTGATATTAGAGATTGGGAAAATTTATCAGAAAACGAACAATACTTCATTAAGAATATTTTGTCGTTTTTCGCGGCATCAGACGGAATTGTTAATGAGAATTTAGCAGAAAACTTCTATCGTGAAGTTCAGTATCCTGAAGCTAAATTTTTCTACGGAATACAACTTGCTATGGAAAACATTCATAGTTTAATGTATTCGTTATTGATTGATACATACGTATCAAACGAAGAAGAAAAACAAAAGTGTTTTACTGCATTGGATAATCTTCCTGCGGTTCAAAAGAAAGCCAAATGGGCTTTGGATTGGATTGAGAATGCATCTTTCCAAGAAAGATTGGTGGCATTCGCAGCAGTTGAAGGTATCTTCTTTTCAGGGTCATTTTGTTCAATCTTTTGGTTAAAGTCACGTGGTATTATGCAAGGATTGTGTAATGCTAATTCTTTAATCTTTAAAGATGAAAATTTACATTGTGATTTTGCAATTCATTTATTGAATAATCACGTAGAGGAAAAACCAAGTGAAAAAAGAATTAAAGAAATTTTATTGTCGGCACTTGAGATTGAAAAAGAATTCATCACAGAATCATTACCAGTTTCACTTATTGGTATGAATCAAAACTTAATGAAACAATATCTTGAGTTTGTTGTTGATGGATTATTGGTTAAGTTTGGTTGTAAAAAACAATTTAATGTAGAACAACCATTCAAATTTATGGAACAAATTGCCGTTGAAACAAAAGGTAATTTCTTTGAATCACGTACAGTTGAATATCAAAAAGCTAAGTTAAATGAGACTCTCTCCTTTACTGACGACTTTTAATTTACTATCTTTTTAAACTATGATGTCATTAAGAATTAAAAAACGTAGTGGGGACGATGCGTCGTTTAACCCACAGAAAATTTATCAAAGAATTAAACGTTCTTCAAAAGGGTTGAACGTTAATTCTGACGAAATCTTTATTAAGGTAATAACTTCAGTACCAACTGAAGGATTAATTACAACTAAAGATTTGGATAAGTTAATTTATGAAATTGCTGCGGCTTTTACAGGTAGTCATCACGATTATTCTCGTTTGGCTTCATCTGTAGCGATTTCATCATATCACAAAGAAACTGACCCAAGTTTTTCAAATACAATGCATACCTTACACGTTGAGGGTATTGTTAGTAACGATTTAATGAAAATTGTTGAGTCTTACGGAGCTGACAAGATTGATGAAGTTATTAATCACGATAATGATTATAACTTTGATTACTTTGCTTGGAGGTCACTTTCTGAAATGTATTTGTTGAAATTACCTGATGGTAAAGTTGTTGAGAGACCACAACATATGTATATGAGAGTTGCTCTTTGGGTAACTAACTCATTTGAAGAGGCGGTTGAATACTACCAAGCTTTGTCAACCCAAAGAATTTCACCAGCAACTCCAATCATGATTAATGCGGGTACAAAGGTTCCACAATTGGCGTCTTGTGTTCTTCATTATAATGATTCGGATTCTCGTGAAGGTTTGTTGAATACTATGAGAGATATCTCAACCTATTCGTCAGACGCTGCGGGTATCGGACTATCAATGTCTAACATTCGTAGTAAGGAGAGTCGTATTACATCTTCAGGTGGATATGCGGGTGGACTTTTGAAGTATTTGAAGATTGTTAACGAGTCACTTCGTTTCTTTAACCAACAAGGACGTAGACCTGGTTCTGCAGCAATTTACTTGGAGCCTTGGCATAAAGATATCTTTGACTTATTGGAAATTAAAAAGAACACAGGTGCTGAGGAATTGAGAGCTCGTGATTTGTTTACGGCACTTTGGATTCCTGACAATTTTATGAACGCAGTTAAAAACAACGATGATTGGTATTTGTTCTGTCCTAACGATATTGTTAAAGCGGGTATCAAACCGTTACAAGAATCTTATGGTGATGAATACGAAACTAACTACAACAAAGCAGTTGAGTTAGGTCTT